AGTACACCGACGACAAGGGCCGCACGACTCTCGACGTGACCTTCATCCAATGGCAGAAGAACCGCATTGACGCCCGCAAGTGGACAGCCGCCAAGCTGAAGCCCCGCAAGTATGGTGACCGTGTGGCACTCGAAGGCGTGGAGGGTGGAGCCGCCATCAAGACTGAGGATACAGGTGCGAATAAGTTCCTTGAAGTCATACGCAACATGGAAATGACCAAGCGTGCTGGCTAAAAAGTATTCACTTCGCACCCTCGTGGTGTCGAAAAACACGGGGTTATACGCCTCGTGTCTGGCCTGAGTAATACTTGTGTTAGCAGAACTGATGTCAGACCCAGAGGTGCAGGCGGAGTTCAACGCCAAGCCTGAGCATGACCGCATCGCCTACATCGCCCATGCAACATGGGTGGCTGGCGCTCACCGCTACCAGATACCGCCCCCGCTTGAGCAGGACTACACCGTCTGGATGATGCTGGCAGGCCGAGGGGCTGGGAAGACCCGCAGTGCCGCCGAAGCCCTGTGGTGGTGGGCATGGGTACACCCGAACAGCCGAAGCCTTGTGCTGGCCCCTACGTCCAACGACATCAAGCACACCTGCTTTGAGGGTGAGTCTGGCCTGCTGGCCTGCATCCCCGCCGAACTCGTGGTGGACTACAACAAGCAAGACCACCAGATAAAGCTGTCCAACGGCTCTATCATCCGTGGCATCAGTGGCGACTCATACGAGCGTCTGCGTGGCCCGCAGTTCCACTTCGCGTGGTGTGACGAGTTAGCCGCCTTTCAGTATCTTGGCGCAGGGGAAGCGTGGGACATGATGATGATGGGCCTGCGACTGGGTGACCGACCGCGTGTCATCGTAACTACGACACCGCGCCCCAAAGACCTCATCATTGACCTAGTAGGCCGCGAAGGTGACGACGTGGTGATTGACCGCGCCAGCACCTACGAGAACGAAGCCAACCTCGCCTCGACCTTCCGCAACCAGTTGGAGCAGTACAAGGGTTCCAAGCTGTACGAGCAGGAGGTGATGGGTATGCTCGTCGACCTCGAAGATGGCAAGGTGGTCGGGCGCGATATGTTCAAGCTGTACCCAGCGGACAAGCCCTTCCCTCGCTTTGAGTTCATCGTCCAGTCGTATGACTGCGCCTTCAGTGACAAGGAGTACAACGACCCTACCGCGATGACAACATGGGGTGTGTTCCAGCCCCTCGATGGCCCGATGTCTGTCCTGCTCATAGACTGCTGGGCTGAACACCTGACGTTCCCTCTGCTCAAGCCCAAGGTGCTAGACGAGTGGCGCGTCTCCTACGGTGAAGGCAAGGACGCCAAGCGACCTGACCTGATACTGGTGGAGGACAAGGCGGCAGGCATCTCGCTCATCCAAGAACTGCGTGCCGCCCACCTGCCTGTCAGGGGATACAACCCCGGCAAGGCTGACAAGATGCAGAGGCTCCAGATTACCGCCAGCATCTTTGCGACGGGCCGTGTGTGGCTTCCTGAGTCCAGTGTACGCAAGGGCTACGTCAAGGACTGGTGTGAGGGGTTCCTCAGCCAGATATGCTCGTTCCCTGACTCAACGCACGACGACTATGTCGATAGCGCAACGCAAGCGATTCGGTTAATGAAGGACATGGGTTTCCTCGACATCAACCCTGAGCCTCGGTATGATGATGAGGATGACTATGCTTATACCCGCAAAGAGCGGGTCAACCCATACGCGGTGTAATAGATGGCAGACCCAAAAAAAATACTAGGTGGACTCGGCAGGATGGGCAAGCGTTTGCTTGCTGAACCAGAGCCAGCCTATAGCCTCAAAGTGCTGGAGTCAACTACGGCTAGGTTTGCGGACAAGATTGCAGACGCAAACCCCAAGCTGACTGACGCTGAGGTGCAGAAAAAGGCGCTGGCTCAAGCAACTAAGAAGCTAGAGTGGGAGCGTGTGCAAAAACCTGCACTTGAAAAACAATATGGCGCATTAGGTAAAGCCTCCTTTGCCGATAGCAACCCCAACAAGATGCAGAACACAGCTGAGGTGGTGGCAGAGCGTAAGCGTAAGGCCAATGAGTTTCTTGACCAGCCTACGGAGCGGTGGACGCCTCCTCGCAAAGAGTTGCAGGCATTCGACCGCGCATCTATCAAGGACGCAATGGAGGGCTTTCCTGACGTAGAGCAGTCGTCGTTTCCTCGTGACATACCTACACGCGCCAGCACCTCCCATGTTGATGAGTTGTATGCTGACCCAGAGAACCGCGCCCTCATTGAGAAGCAAATCAAGCGTGGCCTGCCCCTTGGTGGTGAGACGTTCTATGCATCGCTCTACCCTGTTAAGCAGGCGGTGATGGAAGCTGGAATGTCTGCGGATAAGTTTGATAAGTGGGTTCATTCAATTGCGCCTGCATCCGCCCGTAACTCCATCATGAACGAGATGGCGGTCGGTCAGTTCTTGCGCAACATGAATGCGCGTGGCATCCCTTTGACCGAGGAAAATGTTGCCAAGGAGATGGCGGCGTATAAGGATAAGTTTGGCATTGGCCTGCCTCTCATGCCACTGCATCGTCAAGGTGTGCAGAGCGTCCTTGAGGGTGGGCAAAACTTGCGCGAGATGAACAAGGCAAACGTCCCGACCAACTACAAGATTCCGACCTACGGCTCACAAAAAGCTGGTGACTTTGCCAAGTCTGTAACGCTAGACGTGCATGAGGCGGCGGGTCAGACGCAAGGCAGTCGCTACCATCCATACTTTAAAGAGCAGGGTGGCTTTGGCAACACTGAGTACAACGTGGGTGAGCAGGGAATGCTAAGTATTGCGGACGACCTTGGCATCCCCGGTGGTATGGCCCAAGCTGGTCGCTGGTTTGGTGGAGGAGAACTGACTGGCTTACGCTCACCCCGTGGTGATGCGCTTGACCTGCTCGAAAAGCAAGTTGCTTTTACTTTGAAACAGAAAGGAATTCAGCCCAACCCAGCCAACGTGCGTGCTGAGGTGCTGAACCAAATTAAAACGGGTGAGGGTGACCTACTTCCTTACTATCGCAAAGATGGTATGCCCGATGTGCGAGAGACTGGACTGCAACGAGCAGAGGGTGGTGAGGTTGACATTGACGCGGCAGATGCACGCCTAGCGGCGGCAATGAGCCAACGTATGGCAAAGGGTGGCAGTGTGGACATCGAGGCCGCTGACGCCCGTTTAGCGCAGGCTATGGCCCAACGCATGGGAATGGCCCAAGGTGGCGAGGCTGGCTTCAAGAAGATTGCATTCATGCAAGCAGGCGGAGCCGCCAAAGGTGTGGCAAAGGGATTCAAGAAGCTGTTTGCTGACCGTGACGTCATGCCAGAAGTGGCAAAGTCTATGCCTACCGCCCGCATTGGATTAGAAGCGCCCGGTATCATTATCCCAAGCAAGATGAACAACGTCCGAGAGGCCGTTCGCAACATGAAGGGCAACTACGGCGCAAGGCGCGTGGAGCGTGCGGCTGATGAGATACCAAACCTTGAGCGGATGTACCAAGAGGATGCGCTCAAACAAGCGTTTACTGGTGACAATGCCGCCGCAATGATGACAATTGACCCAGCGCGTTTTGAAGAGTTTGCCACCCCAATCAGTTCAACCTTCACCAGACCAAACTCAGTAAGGCATACGTCTGCTGGAGACATGGTTACATTCCCAGAATATTTGGAATATTTAAAAAGCGTTGATGGTTTTGATGCCGTTCCCTTTCTTGAAATAAATAAGCAGTTGCAAGGAACAATGGCTAAACCTTTTGTTTCGGGCCATGAGGGCAGGCATCGCAATAGGGCTATGTCTCAATCTGGAGATAAAACTGGCTTAATTCAACTTCTCCCACGTTCTGAGTTGCGTGAGCCTTTTCCTCGCAGAACGCAAGAAGAATACATCGAGGCGCTGAAAAAAGAATTAGAAATGACGGGCAATGTTGTGTTGCCTCAAATCAATAAAAATCAACCGCACTTACCGCAACGTCCCGCCATTGATTTACCAGACATTTACGCCGAGGGTGGCCCAGCATTCAAGACACTGCAATTTAAGGAGCCTCAGCACTTTGACGGTGGCGGCATAGCCTCACCTGAAGAGAGCAGTGGCTACTCGCCTGAGTCATTCTTTGATTCCAAGCGTTACAGCGACATCAAGAAGAACGCCGCCGAGATGTTTGCTGAGGGCAAGCAAAGCCTTGCCAGCGACTACGACCGCCTGAAGTCGTCAGCACGCGCTCGTGCGCAACTTGCCAAGATTGCGGCGGCACAACTTGCTGGTGGTGCGCCTGACCTTGCCCACCTTGGTATTGACCTTATCGTTGACCCACTGAAGTCGGTGACCGTTGACAAGCTGTTGACCAAGCCCGCATACCGCTCTGTGCTAGAAGGCCCACCCAAGGCTGGCGAAAAGCAGGAGCGCGTGCCTATGTTTGGCAGTCTGTCCGACTCCCTGAAGACCGCTGACGGCTACCCCATTGGCGGGTCTGAACACATGATTAAGCGTGCGCAAGACGCTGGCTTGATGAGCCAAGGCCGCTTTAGCCCGCTGACCGAAATACCCGCCGCAATACTTACTGGCGTTGGTGTATCTAAGTTGGGTAAGGGTATTGTTAAAGGCGTAAGTAAACCTAATACCACAAACTCTGGTAAACTGTCAGGTCTACAACCAGAGGCAATGACCGCACCAGCGGGGACACCACAAGGAGCAACATATGCAACCAAACAAGAAGGGCCATTCTACCGAGTCAGCCCAACCTCGCTTGACGTCAGTGGAGCAAAGAGTCGCGGACTTCGAGAAACGGATGAACTACAAAGCCAAGCCCCTGTCGGAGGAACAGCAGGACAAGCTGGAAGCGAAGTTCCGCTCCGCATCTCGGATGAAGAGGTGGCAAGACTGATTTCTGACCCAGCGTCAAATCAGCCCCTACAAATCGCACAACGCTTTACCAAGGATACGCAAGGCACTGACTTTGCACGACCTGACATCCCAGAGAGTTCGCTTGCCAAGCAGTCTGCCATAGGCCGCGCTCATCAACTTGCTGTTGAGGGTTCGCCTGAGTACAAGACGTCGGTGTTCGATGCTTACGCCAAGCAGATGCCTGACGTGCTTGAGCAGGCAGGAGCCAAAGATTACGATGACCTGATGGAGAAGGCTTACCGCCAACTCGCCAAGGAAACCGACGAGCAGTTCAAACAACTCCCCTACAACTTCTCGTACCACCGCGCAGGCGAAGGCGACTACCTTGGTGGCTCCAAAGAGATGATGGCTGACGTGCATGGCAACAAGCACCTCTACGTCTTCCAAGGTGGCGACCCCCACGACTTCTTGAACCGCCTTGACAAGGCTTCTGGCCTGAACGAGAACGAGAAGTTCCGCGCAGTCCACGACCTACTAGGCCACGCCGTCTACGGCAACCAGTTTGGCCCCAAGGGTGAAGAACTTGCCTACGCTGTCCACCAACAGATGTACTCGCCTCTGGCCCGCTTGGCTATGGCCTCGGAGACCCGTGGTCAGAACTCACTTGTGAACTACAGCCCGCTCAACGTAAAGCTGAAGACTGGTATTGCCAAGCTAGAGGACATGGAAGTCGAGGCTATGCGCCGTGGCAACAAGGACTTGGTCAACGAGATTCGCGCCGCAAAGCGGCAAGAGTTTGCCAACAACTTTCAGTTTGCACCCCAAAAAGCCGTTCTATTGCCGCCTGAATTCATCGACCCCAAGTTCACTGGCGGAATGCCTGACTATTTGAGCGCCGCAAACCGACCCGCTAAGGGAACCGAAACCCAATCGGTTTTGACTCACTTTAGCAACGACCCCAATTTGCAACTGCTTGACCCAAAGAGGTACGGCACTGGCATCAAGGGCGCGGAGGCGGAGCGCTTGCGTGACTTTGCGGGTGGTGTAAAAGACCGCTCGTATGTGTATCTGGGGGAACCCGGCACGATTGCCCCAGAGTCTGGCCTTGGCGTCAACCGCTATCGCGCTGAGTCACAGAACCTGTACGACATTACTAAAGACCCCTTGTCCTTTCGTGCGTTGGCCCGCGAGTCCAATCGCACGCCCTTCACCGCCAAGGTCAACGCTGGCATTACGTCACCCTTGCAAGAGGCCAACGACTACGAGCGTTTGGTCAAAGAGTACGGCTACGAGGGCATGATTAACCCGAACGCAAGCAAGCCGATGGGCATCATGTTCAACCCAACCCCAGTACAGCCCCGCAAACGTGGTGGGTTGACACAACTTAGAGCGAGATAAGCATGGCAACAGAATTTCCAATTGGCCCAGATGATGACCGTTTTATCGAGGGCATTCGCATGACCGAAGAGGGTGGGGCGGAGGTGGATATGTTGCCGGGCGAAGACCCCGATGTTGAAGAATTGCCTGATGGCTCTGCTGTCGTCAAGCTAGAGGACTTTAAAGGCCCAGCCGAGGACGAGGACTTCTACGCCAACTTGGCTGAAGAGGTCGTCAGCATTACTGAGTTGGAGGCGCTTGCGACACGCTACATTGACCTCATTGACAACGACCGCCAAGCACGCAAGAAGCGCGACAAGCAATACGAAGAGGGGTTTCGTAGGACGGGCATGGGGGATGATGCGCCGGGTGGCGCTCAGTTCCTCGGAGCCTCCAAGGTCGTTCACCCCATGATGGCTGAGGCGTGCGTGGACTTTGCCTCCCGCGCCATCAAGGAGATGTTCCCACCAGATGGCCCAGCCAAAACCAAGATTCTGGGCGACGTCACGGACGAGAAGACCGAGACCGCCGAGCGTAAGCGCGACTACATGAATTGGCAGTTGACCGAACAGATTGAAGAGTTTAGGGACGAGCAGGAGCAAATGCTGACCCAATTGCCGTTGGGTGGTTCACAGTTCATGAAGCTGTGGTACGACGACAAAAAGCGCCGACCCTGCGCTGAATTCGTTGCCATCGACAACATCCTGCTCCCTTTTGCGTCTGCCAACTTCTACACCTCACAGCGCGTGACGGAACAGCAAGACATCAGCGAGTGGGAATTTAAGCAACGTATTGACCGTGGCTTGTACCGCGACATCAACTTCATTCGCACCACGTCAGAGCCTGAGCAGACTGCCGCCGAGAAGGCCAACGCCAATATTGAGGGCAAGCAGTTTGAGGACGGCGAAG